TGATAAACATCTGTAATATTATCATACATTTCTTGTTTATTTTCTACATATCCAACATGTTTTATTTTGTTTGGGTATGCTTTTAGATACGGAACTATTTTTGTCTGATAATATTCAGACTCACCAACATTACCAAATAAAAAAATCTTATTCATTTTGTCATTCAGTGCTCGTTGTATTGAAACATGAACATTTTTAATTGGATGTATCGTTCCTATTATTCCAGCAATCTTTTTATTTTTCTTTTCATTTGGAACTAATGAATCCATCACATTAGTAATTATACGACTAGAATCTGGCAAATTCTGTTCAACCCGGACCTTATCACTCACACATTGAACTGAATCAAATATAGACAAATTCAAATTCTTAGTGTCAAATATCTTAGTGAACTCATGAACACTAAGAATCATGTTTCTACAATTCAACCTATTTGGAATATTTAAATAATGAACAATTACAATGTCTTCGTGAGTAATTTCAACCGAATCAAGTTTTCCCGAATTACACTTGTTAAGATGCCAATCATGTGGTCCATACAACTTACATTCAATTCCGTTATTATTAAACAGATTCGTTAGATTGATAAATGCTGTTGTAGACCCACCATAAGAAGAATGTCCTGTGATAATCTTAATCATTTAAATCTTCCTTGTAATTGAATTCCTGAATAAAGTGTTCTCATACTATCATATCTCTTCATTCTAAATTCATGTGCCTTGTTCAACAAATCATCTCCAACTTGTTTATACCAACTCAATCCTTCATGATGAGTGAACCATTCCGTGTCAAATTTCCCGTTTCCTATTTTCAACCCAGCATTCAGAATGTCTTCGTAAAAAGTAGCACCAACATCATATTTTCTATTATCTCTATCAGTTGCTACTGGAACATTTCCATAAAATTGATTTGAATTTGTTGCGTCTATTCTTACTTGGTCATGGAAACTAATTCCGGCTTTGTTTATGTCTTCAATGTTTATAAGACAAAACCACGGATGAATTCTTGGGAAAAGTTGGTAAGGTCCGCGGTCGGCACACTTCTCCCCTAAGATAGTATAACCTTGGGAAATAAATTTGTTTACTATAGGAAATATATTTTTATTGAATGTGATGTCAGTATCAAGCAATAGAGCATATTTTGTTTTACATATTTTTAGAGCTTGGTTAACTGCTGGACTGTGAGGCATTCCCGGATTTCTAACAAACGGAATCTGGTAATAATTCAACATCTCCGCCGTTTGGTTGTTTGTTGAATTCTCCATTACAATCACATTTGCTGTTTGAACTGGATGTTTATAAAGCCACGATTTGAATAATGTTTCTGTTACAAGTGGAGTGTTGTATGAGCAAGTTATAAGAGTTAAATCATCCATTACATATTCGCTTTCTTTATAGCATCATCTACTTTATGTTGTATTTCTCGTTTTCTTTTTCCGCGAGTCATCAACAAAAGGATGTTTATTATTTCGTCTCTATCTGCTCTGCACTTAACCAAACTATGGGCGGCTTTGTATAGCCATTGGTCTGTTCCTTGACCAGTTCCTGTTTTGCTCCAATTAAAATTGTTTTCTTGGTGGAGTCTTTTTACAGTGTTGGTTAGCTTTTCTTTATAGTATTTAACCTTCTCAGAATCATTCATTGTGCTTGTCGTGGCGTATTGTCGTTTGTTTTTTAATGATGTTACGCTTTTATCTATTGCTATTGAACTCTTGAATCTATCTACCAGTCTTTTTGGGATGTCTGAGAATGAGAACGTCTTTCCTTCGTTAATGTGATAAAAATAGAATCCATTATCTCCTGGAGCTTTCTGACCAAATCCAATTCCGAAGCATGATTTATCAACACCTTCAAAATATTTGCTAAGAACACAATGACCTTTTTCAAGCTTAAGTTTTGTTGAATAGTCAATATATTCTTCTATTGTGTATTCTCTGTCAAGCGGAATAATGATTCTATATCTATCACTTGAGTCTTTTATTTTGTGTGAGAATGATGTGTAAAGATAAAATTGAAATTCTTTGTATTTGTCTATAAAATCTTGAATTGAAATTGATTTTTCAAAGTCTAAAATTAAGTAACTTAGTGAAATTGCGTTATCTTTATTTGCTGTATTATTTTTGAAATTGTAAGCGAATATTAGAGGTATTTCATTTTTATCAGAATATTGGTTTGGATTTATTATCTGTTTAACAATGAATTTGAAATCGATATTTTTGGCTGTTTCAGCCGACTCGTAGAAGTTTCTTACAAACATGTAACCCCAAGCAGAAGGAAGTCCCTCTACAAAAAAGGCTCTCAGAGTGAATCTGAAAGCCTTAGAGAACCTATCTAAAAGAACTTACTTCTTCTTTAGACCTGCGAAGAAATCGTCACCATCTTCGTCATCAGTTGTAGCGACAACCGGAGCTGGTTTCTTAGCAGAAGGCTTTGAAACAACCGGAGCGGGTGCAGGAGCTTCATCTTCAAACTGAAACAGTGGGTCAACTACTGGAGTATTGGTCCGTGCTACAGGAGCAGAAATTCCTTCAACCAAATTCAACTTAGCAACAAGTTCGTCGTTTGAGAGGAACTTATCACGAGAAATGATTGGCTTTAGGGGATATAGATTTGCTTCAACTGCTTCAACAACGTGGTCAGGAAGCTTCGAAACAGACATGAATTCACTGGAGTCGTAATTAGGAACGGGCTTCTTAGCTCCACGGAAATCATTGATAATCTTTGTCTTAATCTTCAGCTTATAATTAGCACCTTCGTCGTAATCAAAAACCATTACTGGCTCATCGATACTTCCCTGAGCCGGAATCATCTTTGCCTTAATCTGCTCAAACATCTTCTTACCATAACGATAAAGGAATACCTTACCTTCATTTTCTGGAACCTGGGGGTCTTTAACAATGAGAATGTTTGAGAACACACTCATCTTCTTAAACCGACGACGAGCATTTTCCGCATCACCAGAACTCCATACCTTTGAAGCGTGCTTACAAACAGGGCAGTCTTCACCATGAGTCTTCTGACAATTCTCAATAAACCATTTGCCTTCTGGACCCTGGAATCCATGATTGTAAAGAACCGCATATGGTAGGTCGGTGTCAGGTGATGGTAGGAAACGAATGATTGCTTCGAATGTTCCATCGTCCTTAATCTTTGGCTTATAGAAACGAGTGTCTTCGTCTCCAGAATTCTTCTTCTGTGGGTTGGCCTGAGTCTGCATTTGTTCAGCAACAGCACTCCAATTAAACTTTCTTCTCTCTGCCATTTTTATTTTCTCCTGTTTCTTTCTTGTTTTATATTAAATCGGTTTTTAACACTTGCTCGATTGCGTTTATTATTCTTAACATTCTTTCAGTTTCTTCAGAAGGTTCGGATTTTTTGGCAATCATTTCCTTGAACCGAATAACAAAGATAGGGGAAATGTATTTTGCTTTTATTAGTTCAAGCGCAATCATCTCTCCACTACTATTTAGTATAACCGTGTCTAAAAGATTTTTTACCACGGATTTTTCAATTAAACCATTTATCAACTCGGTGTCCAATTCAAGGCGTTTTCTGGTGAACAGCTTTGAAATTTCATCAATGTGCTTAAAGTCCCAAGAGTTGATTTTGGTTTGGAACTTTTTATCAGCAATTGAATTGTAAAGGATATACAACATCAATTGTCTTGGTGTGAAATAATTGTTGTTAAGAAACGATTGAATCATGTTTAGTTGTCCGAGTCTCTTTTCAGGAATCATTCTAAAAAAGCGATTCCTGAAAAGATTTTCTTCTTTACCAATCATAAAATATTGTATATTTAACAACAACGACAAAAGTCTATTATTCGTCATCCTCTTCTTCCATGAATTCTTTTAGTTTAGTTTTCTTCTTCTTGTAATTGAAACGTTTAACAAGTTCTTCTCTCAACAAATAAATATTCTCTTCATTCAGACACAAAAGAACAACTTTGAAATCAAACAAATCTTCTTCCATATAAAAAGCAATATCTGACAGAGAAATAGATTCTATCCTATTAAGACGCCGAACAAGTAAATTGAATCTATGAAAGTTGTCATTACCAACCTTTTTTCCATTAGATACCACGTCCATGTCAATATTGTGTTTCTTAATTTCACCATATAATTGTTCCTTAGCTATCTTTTTAACTTGTTCTGATTCAGCATCTCTCTGAACCCAAAAATCCTTCTTAACTGCTATCTTTTCTAAAAACTGAAGAGTGTTCTCAGGATTTTGAAGATGTTCTGAATATTCTTGCTCTAATTCCATTATTTACCCCTATTCAAAATTTATTATCTTTCCTTTGCCATTCTGTCTATCTTTCCGCATCAGATTCGAAACCAATTCTTCTGGAGGAGCCTTTGGAATAGTTCGGTCTTCATTAGAATCATCTTTAACATCGTAGATTCTCATCTTAGGATAATCTACACCAATATACCTCTTCTTCTTATTTTCACCATATCTATTTTTAAGAAGAAGAAATGAATATCTTCCAGAATCTCGCATCTCTTGAGTCTGAGTAACACCAAAAATAATATCAGCTGTTGCTACCGTTCCCACAGAATCAGCAATATCAGTAAGGTCAAGTTCCGCATTACCAAAGCCATTTCTATTAGTCTGGACTGCGGAAACAATTGGCATTCCAAACTCAACTGCGATTGCTCTCAACTCTTCCGAAATTGTTTTTTGTTCTGAATAAGTATTTGAATTTTTGTTAGTAGCATTTGGGGACATCAATCCAAGGTAATCAACGAAAATGATGTCTGGAACAAATTTCTTTTTTAACTGAAGCTCTTTTAGAATGGAACGAATTCTATTTGCGTTGATAGATTTTGGAGGATACGCAACAACATAGAAATTGGATTCAAGTTTTTGTTGGTGCTCCTGCAACTTAACCATAAACTTATTCTTATCCAGCATCTTCAAATCAGAAAGATTGATATCAAATAGATTTGCTAATACACGTTCTGATATTTTCTCTTCCGACATCTCTAAAGAAAGATATAAAACGTTCTTATTTTGAAGAAGAGAATTGGTAGCAAGTGAACATTTAATAAGCGACTTACCTAAATTTGAATTTTTTACTGAAACATTATTGTAATAAAATCTATGATTCACATGTTCAACTCTAATATCTATAACTGGTTTTGAATATCCCATCTGTGTGGTTTTACAATTAGAATAACCATCGACCGTTAGTAATTTATCAAAAGTTGTTAACTGCTCAACAAATTTCAAACCATTGTTTGTATCAACAACATGTTTACCACTACATTCAAATTCGAACCCATTCTCAGATTCAACTTTCCAAATCTGTTTTTCTCCCTTATGAATATAATGTGTTACCGGAACATACCCATCCGGAGAATCAATTTCTACATCATATCCTTCCGAGTATTTTAGAATGTCCGATG